AACAGAAGGCTGCTGAGAGACGTAAAGCACAGCAGTATCAAGTAGACAATACAGTCATGAGAGCGTTTAAAGAATACGAGATAATCCAAGAAGTAAAGAAGATGGAAACTCGTATGAAGGCTGAAGTGATAAACAAGCATGGTGCTAAAGCTTGGGATGATATACAAGCTATCAAGCAGCGAATGCTTAAAGAAGAGATGCAAAACAAAAAGATGTTTGATGCAGATATGCAAGCAGTTAGGAGAGTACAGATGTACTGCTTCTTAGCTGCTGCAGTAGTTTCTTATTTTATAGTCTGGGGAGACAAGTAATGCTAACACTAATTTCAACTGCCTTATCATTCCTAATGGGTGGTTTACCTAAACTGCTTGACTTCTTTCAGGACAAGTCTGATAAATCTCATGAGCTAGAACTGGCTCGTATGCAAACTGAGAGAGAACTACAGATGATGGAGCGTGGTTTTATTGCTCAGGCTCGTATAGAGGAGATTAAAACAGAGCAAGTACAGATGGAGACACAGGCTCAGGAACGCTCTGCAATGTACGCTCATGACATCGCTATAGGTCAGGGTGCTTCTCAGTGGGTAATCAACCTCAGAGCTTCTGTAAGACCTGCTGTAACCTATTTGTTTGTATTCCTATTGATAGTGGTTGATATTGCTTCTATTTGGTGGGCTTGGTCTACTGGTGCTGCTTTTGTTGAGGCTATTCCAATGGTCTTTGATGCAGACGAGATGCAGATTCTAGCTTCTATTATTGCTTTTTGGTTCGGTACACAAGCATTCTCTAAGAAATGAAAGTAAGCAATAAAGCACTTGAGGTTATCCGTCACCACGAGGGTGTCCGTACTAAGCCATATCAGTGTCCTGCTCTGTTATGGACTATTGGTGTGGGTCATGTTATCGACCCTAACCATGCTCGTGTTCCCTTAGCGGAACGTAAAGCGTTACCTATCCCTGATGGATGGAATAGGACAATAACGATGGGAGAAGTAGATGATATTCTTAAACGAGATTTGGCTAACTTTGAACGAGGTGTCGAGCGATACTGTCCTGTTCCTCTTACACAAGGGCAGTTCGATGCTCTTGTTAGCTTTAGCTTCAATGTGGGTCTTGGAACACTACAGCGATCAACCCTCCGTCAGAAGGTTCTTCGTAGAGACATGGAAGGTGCTGCAGAAGAACTTCTCAAGTACACGATAGGTGGTGGTAAGGTTCTAAAAGGATTAGTCAATCGTCGCAATGACGAGAGAGCAATGTTCTTATCATAAAAAGACAACCCTACCGAAGTAGGGCTGCCATCAAGTGCTAGTCTTTGGGAGAGGCTAACATTAATCGTACTATACCTAGATCAAGAACATAATACTTAACATCGTCTTCATCTACATATTCAAAACCAATCATAAAACCGTATATAAAGTGTAGTTCTAGTATCATGTCTTTGTTTCTTTCTTATGTTCGTTCTTCCAAAAGCTAAACTCAACCCAGTCCTCTCGCATTCGCTGGTATCTTTCTAGATCCCACTTAACACTGTCTACTTGTCTACGCATAGAAGCAATCCAGCTATACAACCACTGTACTGCTAATACACTAGTAACACCGAGGACTGCTCCTAAAACAATAAAACCAACTTCTATCATATTGTACATCCTCCAGCTGTGCAGCTTAGCATCTGTGCTCCTTCGACATTATCGTCATACTCCTGGAAGTTATCCCAATCAATACCGCTAGGCTGCTGATCAAGTAGCTTCTTGTAGTCCTCTTCAGTACACTCTTCATACGGTGCTTGTCGATATGTTCCTCCATCCATTGGCAGGAAGGACACACCAGTAACCTCATCGAAGTGCTTGTACACCCATGCCCCTACTTCCATCCACTCATTCTCTAGAACAGAGATAGTGACTGATGGCTTGTGCTCACAGTAGTGACGCTGGTAAATCAACCACAATCGCAAGTGCTCAACAGCAGTCAAGTCTTCACGAAGCAAAGCACCTTCAGCTACTGCAACAGGAAAGCTAAATACTGTTGTAGACTCAGGCTTCATCACACAAGGCTCGCCAATAAACCCTGACTTCAGCATGAACTGTGTCAGAGGATCTTTATTGTCAGCTCGTACACGACGTATATAATACTGACTATGCTGAGGATGAATGCCAGATGCGGTAGAACAGAGTTGTGATACAGTTCCTTCGGGTTTAATAGCCGTAACCGCAACACTCTGATTGATTCCAATAGCAGCAGCAAATTCAGCGTTAGTATTAACAGCAGCATCTCGTAGTTTCTCCAATAGTCCTGGTAATGCCTCATCATCAGGGTCATTTAATAAATGATTGTCCAAGATGCCCGTCATAGACACACCTAAGAGTGCTTCTTCTTCAGTGTTCTTCTGCCATATCTTACGAAGGTAAGGGAAGTTAGTTAACGATGCCTGAAATGTACCCAAGATAGTAGCTAAACGAACCTTGTTCAAGATATCTTCGAAGGTGTCTGTGCTGCGGATGATACACGAAGACAAGTTACAGAACTGATATGGACGGAGGATAATCTCCGAGCATGGATTAGTGCCAAACTCATAGGTTGCATCACGACGACCATTCTTAGCAGCTTGCTTCTGACTAGCTTCACGATTAAAGATACCACGCTCACCAGAGTGTGACTCATAAATGCTAGTCCACTCACGCATGAACTGACCAATTGCTGGGGTTTCTAAGTACGAAGCTGAGTTGTTAGCTAATGCTCGTTGACCTTGTCCATCCCACCAGTTACCTGCCTTAGCGTGTGCCATCTTATCGTCTGTCAAATCAGACAAACTGATCATAGCGGAACGACGCACTCCTCCCACCACAACAACTTCCCCGATCTTGCATAGAATGTCATGACACTCCAGCGAACTGAGCTTTCGTCCAGCTGCTGTCTTAAACTTACTAATAACAAACTTGAAGAGGTCTTCCAGTGGCTGTGCTCCAGAGGCTCTACCGCCAAAAGTCTTAAGCCTAGCCCCCGCAGGTCGGACTTTCGACACGTCATACTTTGGAATCTCGCCAGAGTATAGAAGAGCGATGAGTTGTCGAAGTGATTTCGCCCACCCTTCTTTACTATCCGACACCATAATAGAAGTCTGACTAGCAAACAACTGGTCTGGTACTTCAGGTAACTTAGTAACATATTGCTGCTCCACAGAGAATCCAACACCAGTACCACACAACAGGATATACATCGCCTCATCGAATGCTTTAGGATCATCGATAGGAAGATAGCTACAGTTAAATGCTGCTACATTCTGACGCTCTAATGCTTGTCCTGCAGTCATCACTGCTCGCATAGAAGGCACTACATCCAGGTGTGTTACTGCATCTTGTAGCTCTTTGCGTAGCTCAGGAGTCAGCGTGTAGTTCTGCTTAGTAGCTAAGTGCTTCTCCATGAAATCGAAGTAACGTGCTACAGTTTCACCCCAATGCTCACGACGATTCTTATCATCGAGAAACCGTGAGTAACGGCTCTTGGCAATGAAGGTGTTATAAGGTGTCATTTGATATTTGTTAGTCATTCAGTCTCTTCCCAGTCTACCTCTTTGCAGAGGCTCTCATAATTGTTTTCAATGTTATCGCTAAAACTATCGACAAGCTCTTCTGAAGATATGTTTAATAACTCCAGAAGAGATACCTCATCTAAACGCTTTAGTCGCTCTTTTAACTCAGGCACTGTCAGCGTTAACACAGTTTACTTCTTCTTCTTAGGTGCAACCTTGGCTGCTTTGGTATCCTTAGCAGCGGTAGTTTCTACCTTGGCTCGATTGCGAAACTTAGCGATAGCGTCTTGTGCTTTGGATACTGCAGTAGCTAACTCATTCAAGAAGGCATCTGCATTCTTATCGTAGTCTGTTACCCACACATAAAAATAATCTCGTGATCCACCGTTAACAGTTACGTTAACTTCCCAGTTATCGTGATCCCAATAGTTTCCCTGTAAATTAATAAACTGATTATCTTCAGGGAAAAATTTACTATGTGCTACTTTCTCTTTTGCTTTACGCATGTTTAGCTCCTGTATTAATTGTTTAATACTACCTCTGATTATGGGTGACATTCCACTCATATATTATACTCCTATTTACTGCTGTTGTCAATCATTCGTTGTAGATACCACTGAGCTTTCTTCAGATCCTCTACTCCGTTCTTATGCTTCCACCGCCACAGATACTTGATAGCGTTGCCAGTACACATTGCTTCCATTCCTTGTAGGTCTTTCACCACTTGTGCAATAGCATCAATGCATTCGATAGATCCCTGGGTATAATGACTAGGTGAGTTCACCATGTCTTCCTTGTCATCTGCAAAGTCCATCTGTACTAAACCCCTGAAGTAATTCTCAAGAGTAAACTCTGGTTGTTGTCTTTCACCGTATGGCTCAGGCATTGCTATCATAGATACCTCTTCTTAAGAAAGTCAAGAGACACAAACATCTCATCGAAACAACCATCCTTCACCTCATGCAACACTACGATACCTCGCCAGTAGTGGTTACCTTGAGCACCCATGTAATCCTCATCATGCTCGTAGCAACTACCAGCTATAATAGCCGTAAGCGTTTTGCCATCTGCTCTAATAGCGTAAGCAACTTGTCTACCTTGTTGGTGACCCACAACACACGACTGGTGTTTCTTGGAGATGATGGCTGCAGCTGATCCAACAGGACGGTTAAGAGCACCAGCAGTGACATAATGGGCATAAAGAACACCATCAATAATAACAGGCTGCTCAAACGGTAGAACATCCCAACCAGCTTTCTCATATCCCAAGTCCTCTAAAGAGATAGTCCCATCCAGCATTGAATCGTTCTCTATGGCACGATTGATACGATGCTCATGGTTACCTATAGTCAACACCATGCGTGGCTTGTAGACCTTCTCCTTGTTCCTACGCTGCCTGTCCTGCAGCTGACGTAGTGGCTTTAAGAGGATGTCCATTGCACTATGAACTGCTTCAACATCATGCTTATATCGTCTACCTTCAAAGGACTTCTTACCTTTATCGTAGCTAGATAAGCTTGGCATGTCCGCAAAGTCTCCAATATTAACAATAACATCAGGACGCTTCTTAACAATGTAGTTGCCAACTGCTTTCAAGAAAGTGAAGTCCTGCCCTGGCTTTACCTGTACATCTGGTATCACTAAGTGTGTTGGCATTATTCATCCTCTGGATCTAGCGGATTATGATAATTCTCTTTTGCTTTACCAATTGGATAACCGTAGACAAGTGACAACAGTCTGTCGAAGTGTTCCTGCAAAGTATCATAACGAGTACCATCAGGTAGATTCATATCAATCGATGCAGCTGAGTGGTCAGGTGCTCCTTCGTACTCTACTAAGTGTACAATCAATTTCATTTCATTTTCCTTTAACTAAAAGTAGAACATCTACCTGGTGCTTCAGATCATTCAGTTTCTGTAGCATATCCAAGAAGTGTTCAGCATCAACTAGGGCTAGTGGCTTACTGTTATTCTGTTTCAAAATAACGAGTGGCTCTACTAGTCCATGTGTCTTTGCTTGTTCATAATCCTTAAACACTGCAACAGCTTTACGATTCTTACATTCAATCGTGTAGCTGACCAGCGACCTAGCGAGAGGACTAAGTTGAACATCCTCTCCACCCGCTCCCATGCTCGTTGACCT